CGCCAAATGGGCGTGAGCGGTTCCTCGATCACGCCGAGCCGCTCGTAGGCATGCAGGAAGATGTCGGGGCCGGTCAGGATGCCGACATGCTTGGCGATGGCGCGGGGCATCATGCGGAACAGGATCAGCGCGCCCGGCGGGGCATCGGCGGGTGCGATTTCCGGCATCATGCGGCGAGCACCTTCGGCCAGCACCTCGCGCGGGCCGCTTTCGCCCCAGTCCCGGCTATAGGCCGGGATCGGGGAGGGTTCGGGCCCGACAACATCGCGCCAGACGCCGCGGGCGAGGCCAAGGCAATCGCAGCCGACGCCCTTCAGGCTGGCCTGATCGTGATAGGGCGTGCCGAGCCAGGATCGCGCGGCGGCCATGATCAGATCGGGATCGGCTGCTGTCACAACACCGCCCCCTCGTGGCCGCCGTCAGTGGTGGCATAGCGCAGGACAGCATCCTGGCCGGGGATATTGGGAAAGCCCCGGAAGTTGGCGACATTGGCGAACTTCGTCCCGCAAGTCGCGATCCGCTTGTCGCATCCAGCGCGGATCGTGAACGTGTCCGTCCCGGCGATGGCGCGCACAGGGGCTTCCAGCAGCGTCAGCACAGCGATGCCGTCGACGAGGTCGTGCGCCAGCACCTCGGCCCGCCGCCCGGCATTGGCTCCACTCGTCCAGTCGAGGGTGCCGAAGGTGAACCAGCCGGAGGTGAAGCCGCCAAGCCCTGAGGCGGTAAAGGCGCGGTCGCGCAGCAGGTCGATGATTGCGCCAGTGCCCTTGGCCGTCGGGGCATCGAGATTGACCCCGCAGCGCGCATCGCCAAGGGCGGCATCGCAGCTCGCCTGAAACGTTCGCCCGACCGTTTGCCCAAGGACGTGGGCAAGGCTGCGCACCTCGGCGACGAAGGCCAACCGCCCGCGCCGGATCTGACCGATAGCGCCACGCCGCACCAGCAAGCGCTGGGAAGTCGCGGCCCAGTTCACCCGCCACACCTCAACGGCCGCATTGTCCCAACGGCCGTCGAGGATGTCAGTCTCGGTGATCCGGTCAGAGGTCAGCACACCTTGCGCGTCCTGCGCATCGACGGAGAGGTCGGACCCCGACCGTACCTCGGAAGCCGCAAAGCCGCTCTCCGGCTCGAAATCGGTGCCATCGAACATCAGGGTGCGGTCGTGGTCCGTGAAGCCAAGCGTCACCCCATCGGCTCGCAGGATCCGCCAGCACCAGGCCAGCATGGTCGTGCCCTCGTCGAGATGGGCCTGAAGTGCGGGGGAGAGCGTCTTCACTTCCGCCCCCAGCCGCGCCAGAGGGCGACCGAGGCCAGCGCCGAGGAAATCACGCCCCCGGCCGTGCCGGTCAGGGCATAGAGATTGAACGGGCGCAGATCGAAGCTGCCAGTCACCAGATCGAAATCCGCCAGACCGGCCATGGCCAGCCCGGAGGCAGCAAGACAGGCCAGATAGATCAGCCCGCGTGCGAGGTTCCAGTTCATGATGTTGCCTTTCCTTTGAGAAATTGCAGCAGCTGCTGCCACCACGACGGGGTGCCAGGCGATTGGGATGGCACCGGTAGTGGCACGGTTGGCGACACCAGCTGAACCGTTGGACGCAGCAGGGTCAGCGCCTCGGTCTCGGTGAGTCGCCGAATGGGCCTCGAGAAATCCACCCGCCCGTTGCGGTCGACCGACCAGACCGGAATGGTGCCGGTCGGATAGCGGCCATCGCGGAACAGATCGCGCTCGGCCTCGCGGCGCGTGCGGATCGCGGCGGGCCGGAGCCAGCCCATGAACCCCTGTGCTGCGGCGGCACGATTGCCAGCGTTCAGATGGCGGGTCAGCGATGCCTTGGCGATGCCGCCGGTGTTGTAGTGGAAACTGACCAGCGCATCGAACTCGTGGGGCTTCAGCGGCACCTTCACCGCGTGCAGCACCTCGGCCTCGTAGGCCACGATGTCTGCGCGGAAGAGCCGGAACGCCTCGCGGATCCCGGCATCGAGATCGGCGGGCATGCCGCGGGGCAGCCGTGCCGGATCGGGCGGCCCTGCCGAGGCAGTGTGGCCGATGCCGAAGGTCCAGACGTTCTTCACATCGAGATAGGGTCCGGGCACGAGTCCTTCGTGCCGGACGAGGGCCAACAGGCCCCGGTCTGTCATGTGCATGGGATCACCCGAAGAGAGAGGAAAGGATCAGGATCAGGGCGGCGACCAGAAGGCCGATGCGCAGTCGATGGCTGAAGGTCTGTGCCGGGTCGGCGGCATCGCAGCGGATGGCGCGTGCAAGGCGGAGAAGTTCATGCATCGGGGCTGCCTCCCTTGCCGCTGCGCAGCCGGGCGAGGACGACCTCGATGAAGGCAGGGCCGAAGACGCCGACCAAGTAGGCGGCCGAGCCTGCGGCACCCCCGGCTGGGATCGCTTGCGATGGCAGGCCAAGCCAGGCGGTGATGACCGCCATCGACAGACTGCCCATCCCGGCCGCGATCAGACCGCCGAGCAGGATGTGGCGGAGCGCATCGCGCAGCCGCATCCGCGTGGTCAGGGCGTTGGTCGCACCGCCAAGCGCGCCCCAGGCCGCCAGGATGACGGCGGTGGAGGCTGCAAGATCACGCAAAGCGGCGGCAACAAAGCCGGTTTCTTCGTTCATCGCCGGATCTCCAAGAGCGGGATGGATGTGATCGACCCCAGCCGCTCGAGATCGAGGGTGACGTCGAGAATGTCGGTGTCAAAGCGGACCGGGACGTCGAACTCGAAGCCCGCCGTGATCGCGACGCCCGCACCGGGTGCGGTGGTGAAGGTGACGCTGCCGGTGGTGGTATCGACGTTCCAGCCGGTCATCTGCTCGACGCCATTCAGGGCAAGACGGACAGTCCCTGCTACCGGCTTGGCGATGGCGCGGGTCCAGCTTTGCGCGCCGGAGGTGTAGCGTTTCAGCAGGGCGAATGTGGTGACCGCACCATTGCCGGTGCCGATGGGCTGGTCGGTCGGCGCGACCGCCTGCGACGGCAGGCAGGACTTGTAATCCGCCCAGTCCTTGTAGCGAAAGCCGTGCAGGCGGCCGTTTCGCGACTCGAAGAAGGCGACAACTGCCGCCAGATCGTCGGCACGGCGGATGCCGTAGGCGACATCATAGCGACGGCGCGAGTTGGCCCAGCTGGCGTTGCGCTCCTCGTCACCGCTGGCCAGTTCGACCACTTGCGTGCGCCGTTCCGGCCCCCCGCGCGCCCCGCGGCTGATGTTGTCGGGGAACCTGACGTCATGGAATGCCATCACATGCCCCTCCGGCCCAGCGAAACGGCGCGGGCAATGTCGGCCGCGACCTGCGTGCGCGACTGCCGGAAGCTTTCGGCATCACGCGCCATGATGGTGACGTTCACGGCGGGCGCGCTGGACCCGCCGTAGCTTGCGGCTTCGCGGCGCGAGAGGACACGCTCGCCGCGTTGCAGGATCGCCGGAACCTCGTCGGGCTTGATCCCGGCCCAGCCACCTGCATGCATGCGTGGGGCATTCGCGAAGGCCGGAGCCGGAACCATGCGACCCGGGCCTGGCGATCCGACCATGCCACCGGTGTGCAGGATGTTGGCGAATATCCCGCCCGCACCGCCGAGGGCCCCGGACAGCGCGTTGGCGATGGGCCCGAGGATGAACGCCCGCGCGGCCAGCTTGGCCAGATCGGCGATCATCGACGTGACCAGATCGCGGAAGTCGAGCTTGCCAGTCTTGACGAACTCGCCAACGGCATTCTCGGCCGAGGTGAAGGCCCCGACCAGCGCCTGGCCGATATCGCCGCCGATATCGCGCGCCTTGGCGGCATAGTCGGCGAGCGCCGCAGTCACAGCGCCCCAGCCGGTTGCGGCCTGGTCGGCCCCTGCGGCAGCGTCAGCCCCAGCGTCGCGCGCGGCTGCACCTGCACTTCCGGCAGCGGCTGCGGTGTCGTCCAGTTCGGTGTTCAGGGCATCCGCCGAACCGGCGGCATCTGCCAACGCGGCTTCCGCCTCCGTCCCGGTGCCGGTCACCGCGTCGCGCAGCGCCTGCCAATTGGCAAGTGGACGGCCGGCGGCATCGGCCAACATGCCGGCCGCCTCGCGATAGCCATCGGCCCGGCCACGCGCATCTTCAGCCATCGCGCCAAGCCCGAGGTCAGGCGGTTCCAGATACGTCCGGGACAGCGCTGCAGAGAAGGCATCGGCTGCAGCAGCTCCTGCAGCAGTTGCGGCACCCTCGAACGGGTTTCCGATTCGGCCTAATTCCAATGGATCGAGCGTGCCGATCCGCACCCCACCTTCGCCAACCGCCCAGTCGGGCAGAAGGTCCAAGGCCGCGTTCAGCCCGTTGATGAAATTGTTGATCCGGGTGACGACGCCGTTCAGCATCGCCTCGACGCCAGAGATCAGCCCGTTCGCAGCCTGGAAGGCGAAATCACCGATGGCGCCGGGAAGACTGCCCCAGATCGCCACGGCCGCATCATAAGCGCCTTGGAAAATCGCAGCCGTCCGGTCGCCAAAGCTGACCACGCCCGCGATAGTGCCTTCGAGGGCCGATAGCCCGGCCGCCTTCAGCCCCTCCCAGCCCGTAGCCATTTTGGCGAAAGCAGCGTCGAGCGCCAGGCCGATGCGCGACCAGACCTCCGATGCGAGATCGCCCAGCAGCCGGAATGCCTCGCCCACGCCGCCGACACGGGCCACCAGTTGCGAGAACTGATAGACCAGTTCCCCCGCGCCGACGATCAGCGCGCCAATGCCGGTGCGGATCAGCGCCCCGCGCAGGAA